CTTGCCACGCTAGAGCCTTAGTATCGGGGCGTGCAACGGGTTGCTGAACCGATTGCGTACTTTGTACCGCAGTTTCATCCTCTTGTAAAGGGGGTAGTCTAAAACTCTTTGCCTGCATGAGTTTGAAGTTTGCAGCCTGCAACGCTTGCTGCGCCTCTACAATCTTTTCAGCATCAAACTCTTCATGGGCCTGTTTAAGCGCCTGTTTAGCTGCATTGAGTTCCATCTCTGCAGCATGCTGCGCCGTAGCAACGTATTCTTTCTCGCCCGTCACCAAGATGCTTTTGATACGTTTGTTTTCTTCCAACAAACGCTGCGCCAAAGCAACCGCTTCCTGCTGCTCTCGAAGAGCGGATTCTTTTTCACGACGCTCGTCATGCCAAACTTTTCGCATTTGCTTAAATTTGGTTTTGACTTTTTCGTCGTAATCCTCCAACTCGTCTTGCTCAAGCTCTTCTACTAACGGCTTGGGCAATGGCGTACGACCGCGATCTTCTTCGGGCGTATCGTCCTCAATTTCAATTTCGATTTTGGAAGACGCATTTGCGTCGCCTTCCTTTTTGGACTCTACTTCGTCGGGGAATTGAAACTCTTCCTGTTCCATTTGAGGCATTTTGTGCTCCTCTTATTTGCGTCGAATGCCGCGTGGATCTTGAACCACGCCTTCAACCGAGTCATCGTTGATGAGCCGGAACTCTCGACCGTGAATGACAAGACGGGATCCTGAATACGGGCGAACCAATATAAAGTCACCTTTCTTGCACCACGGGCCTGTGGGAAAGCGTGCGGGGTCTTTGTAACAGTCCGGACCGAGATCGACTACAAATAACACCGTAGTCAGTGTTTCCTCCATCCGAATAGTTTCGTCAGATTTGACGAGTCCGCTTTCAAACTCCTTGTCCACATCCGGAACCGCGCAAAGAATGCGGTAACCAGAAGGCTGAGGAAGCTGAGTTGCTTTCTCTTCCGCTGTCGCGTCGGGTTGATAAACACCGACTACTTGTGGGCTGCTGGGGTTTGTAGCCAGCAAAATATCACTCATCCGCGTACTCCATTTTTTGTTGAAGGTCTATGACGTAACCACGCGCAAGGAGCAGACCTCGAATCTCCCCACACAATCTTTTGTACTCTTCAAAGCTGGACGCTTTTCCGTCAGCCAAATGGTCTTTGAGCTGCGCAACCTTTTCGTCAGTTTGCTGAATCAAGACTTCAAAAGCGTCCATTTAATTAACCCCTTTTGCGTTCTTGCCTAGAGCGCATGCGCTCCTGCATTGCTCGCAACTCACGCTCAACATTCATGTCCGCCACATGTTTCAGCGCATCGACGTTAATACGTCGGCTGTTTTGCATTTCAGAATTCTTCAGCTGCGCCACTGTTTTGAGCGCGTCAACCTGTGTTTTCTGATTTTCCACGGCTTGCTGCGCTGTCATACGCTCGCGTTCAAGCTGCAACTGCTGCTGTCGAAGTGCGTTGTCTGCCTGATCTTTTGCTGCTTTGCGTTGCTGTTCCTGCGCTTTGATTTGAAGCTCCTGCATTTGCATCTGCACCAGCGGATCCTGTGCCTGCTGTTGAGCTTTCTGCTGCGCCGCTTGTTGTTGGTTCTGCTGCAACAGCCGTTGTGCAGCCTGCGCCAGCATCGGAGCCAACTGGGCCTCGACCTGCGGGTCCATGTTCACGTCCTCGCCCGACTCGTCTTTCTGCGGAGGCAGCGCCATACCCATCTGCTGCTCGATCTGCTTGCGATACTCAAAGCCCAGATGCTCGTTAATATGCGCCAGCATAGCCTGCATCAGCTGCGGTGCAGACGGATTGTTCTGCAAGAGCGCCTGAATCTTCGGATCCTGCATCGCTGCCATGTGCACGGTGATGTGCGCTTGATGATCCTGATACATGAACGCTTTGACCGGCTTCATCATCAGTACGTTCTGGTTCTCAGTGACTGGATCGGTCGGCTTCTGATCATCATCCAGCGGAATCAGCTTTTCAGCGTTTTTAATTCCCAACACGTCCAACATCTGGCGGTGCAGCAAGGGCATGTTGTAGATCTGTGGAGCGGCTTGAGCCAACTGCAGGACCGCTTGGTACTGGACGATCTTCTGCGCCATCGTGCTGGCGTTGGGATCACTGATCGGAATGACATCGACATCGTCGTAATCCGACTTCTTCGCCCGTCGGTCGCCCACCTCGGGCTCGTAGCTGTAGTCCTCTGGCGTGTAGGCGGCAATGATGTCCTTCAGGAGTTTTAGCTCCTGTTTCATCGAGTAATGGATCCGCGCCTGCACGGCGGACATCGTCTTCAATGTCCTTTCCAAAATAGCCAGCGTGGTGCCTACCGGAGCCTGACTCGACATGTCGCTGATCTGAAGATCCGCCGTGTTGGCAAACCGACGACCTTCCTCGATGATCTTGTCCATCAGCCCAGCCAGAACTTGGCTTGGCTCTTTGTACGGCAGGGGCAATAGGTTGTCACGGATCGCGCCACTGGGCACGTCCACGTCGCGCCACTCTCCCGGAGAAATCGGCGTATCGTCGCCTTTGACTCTCATGCCCCGAGCTTTGAAGCCCCCCGGCAGGTTTGAAAGGGTGCCGGCATCGACAAGCTGCCGAAGGATAGAGGTGCTGCTTTTGGCGTACGCCCCGATCAGGTGAATCAGACCGAAGCAATAGAAACCAAAGCCCGGAATGTAGCCGTAGTGCACCAGATGCTGTCGTTTGGCGTGGGTCTTATCGTCTTCCTCCCAGTTCCGACGAATAGCCAAAATCTTCTGGGTGCCCTTCTCGATAGTCACAATATATGGCAGTTTGATGCCGTCTTCGTGCTCGTATCCGGGCAGATCGAGGTCAACCTGCATCTCGAGAAGCTTGAAACGGTCATCCGAAGTCGCCCGGAAGCCCATTTTCTCCGCGATCTTCTTCTCGACTTCATCGAGCATGTTGACGGGATCGCCCAGATCCACGTCGCAATAAAAGCCCGCCACTTGCAAACGCTTCAGCTCGTTCTCAGTCTTACGCATGACGTGCGTCACGCGGGGCGCAGTCTCAATATCTGAGGCTCCGTACGGCACCACGATATCTTCAGCCGGCACAAAAACTGAAACTTGGCGCTCCATATGCGGGTCGTAGTAGACCTTTTTGAACGCATTACCCGCCAGTCCCAGACCCCAGAGCATGCGCTCGTGCTCAGGCCGGTACTCCACCATCCGCTCCATGAGCTGATAGTTCATGTCCTCTTGAACGCGTTCTGCAGATTCTTTCTTGGCAGGAGTCTCACGTCCGATGATCTTGGTCTTTACCGGGCCGGCTGCGGGGAAGGTCGCCATCATAGTTTCAGACTGAAACTTCACCAGCGCTTCAGAGAGCATCGGGTGGTACACACCGCACGCACCTTCCCACGGCTCCGAGCGCTCCTCAATCTTCATCCCGAGCAACTCCAACCCGTCGACGTAGGTCTGCATCCAGTCCTTGCGACTGGAAATGTCGTCTTCAAAGTCAGACAGCAGCTCCGACGCCAGCGACTGCAGCTCGCCATCATCCATATACTCAGCCAAGTTGGCGTCAAAGTCTTCTGCAGTTTTAGGCTCGGGTTTGATCTGAATCTCCAGATCCCCCATCCCAATGCTGACCGCATCGGGGTTCTCAATTTCAATCTCGATGGGAGGTGCCGATTGGGCAAAATCCAAGGAACCTTGGGGTGCCTGATAGAGGGCTTTGTCGATGTTCGTTGCCATATTGATTCCTAGTAGTACGCCGCGCGGCGTGACCGAAATAACTGCTGATCTTCGCGCCTGTCATCCGACAAGGAAACAAACCCCCCGCGACGAAAGCGCATGAGTGCCATCGTTACACAGTCTACATAATCGTCGTGCTCGCCGTTGGGAAACTCCGCACACTCATTAATTAACTCGTGCGCCCATCTTAGATCAGGAGCCCATACCGCGCCATCAAAAAGGAGCGGAGCAACGGCGTTCACTCGCGCTCTTTTGTCATTGGATATACCCATCTTTCCGCGAGACGGACTGTATTCCTCAACATACAAATCCATCTGCCGAAGCTCTTGAATCAACGGCGCACCCGCCGCTTTCTTCTCGATTAACAGACAGTCAGGCTCCCATTCTTTATAGTGCTCCAAACACTTTTTCTTGAGATCGGGAAACTCCCAACGATCTTTCAGCGCGTTGAGCAGAATAATTTCGTGCCGGCTGCGCTCTTCATTAAAGAACACACCCATCGTTACGCAGGCACTATAGTCATTATGACTTTTAGTATCGTGCGCCGTATCCCATACTTGAATCGTAAACTCGACGGGCGGCGGAGATTCTTTCTCCCAAAGCTTCCACCACTCACGTTTTAAGATCGCGCCCTCCTCCGAGGTCGGATCCTGCATATACTGTGCTGACCAAAACTGAGACTGCATCCCCGCGCGTTTAGCGTGCAACTGCTCAACCGGCCACTGCTCCGGCCACAGACTGCGACCGGAAGGAAGAATGGCGGGGAACCGCACTTCTCTCCAAGGCGTGCTCTCCGGATTCTCAACCGCCCACTGCAGTGCGCGTCCAATCGGGTCTTTTTTCCCCCACCGGGTACCAATCATTACGATCCGTCCACCCGGCATCAGACGCTGCAACGGACCCACCTGCATATATTCCCAAGCCACGGCAAAAGCCGTGTCAGGATTTGCCAGAACTGCCTGTTCTGAGACCAAATCGTCTGCAATCAGCAGATGCGCACCGTGACCGGCGACGTTTGCGCCGATACCAATTGCCAAATACTTGCCCCCAGCGGTCGTCGTCCAGTTGTCCGAGGCGCTTTTGTCTTTGGAGACCTGTGTTCCGAGGAAAATCTCTTGATATGCGGGGCTGTCGATGAGATTACGCACTTTCCGACCGAAATCGGCGGACAGCGCTGCCGTGTGCGTCGCCATCATAATGTGATGATGCGGGTTGTGCCCGAGGTACCACGCCACAAACAGGTAGGCAATCGTTTCAGACTTGCCAAAACGCGGGGGCATCGAGACAGTGACCCGCGTTTGCGTACCGTCTCGCACTTCGTGCAGGATTGGTTTCAGAAATCGATGGTGCGGACCCTCTTTCCAGTCCGGATACAGCCGGGCACAGAACCGAAGAAAGTCATCTCGCGCCGCTTTGAGAGCTTTTTTATGCGTGAAAGACTCTAGCTCTTCAAGCAGCGCCTGCTTTTCCGCCTTTGGAAGGGTCGGAAGTGATTTGAGGAGGGAGGAGAGGGCGTTTGTGTCGAGATTTTCAAGCATTCGTGCGCTCCGAACGCTCCGCTACGCTTCCAATCTCGTCGTCGAGACCGGTTTCTTCTGTGTTTATAGCGGGGATGTCGGGTTTTTCTAGGATCAGTGCGCCATCCATTGGCGTCAGAAGTTTCTCAAGCCGCTCGCGCAGACGTTTTTCAATCTCTTCCTCCGACACATCCTTCTTTGTCACTTCCACGCGCTCAGTAAATAGCGCGATCTCGGTGACATTGCCAAGCATTTGAAGCGCCTTGAGGCGTATCCGGGCATCCGGATGGGTCGTTTCTTCGAGAATCTTTGAGACCGTGTAGCTGCGCAGCTCTTTGGCGCGCTCCACAAACTCCCAATCGTACGCCGTCAGCATACCGACCAGCTGTTGAACAGCGGGAGGAGTTTTTATTGCAACAAGTGCGGTGCGCTGCGCATCTGTGTCCGGATTAAAGTTCAACGCGTTGAAAGCTTCGCGTGCTGCGGCCTGTTCTTGGCGCTCAGTAATAGCGGCATCAGGCGGTACGCCCAGCTCTTTTAACCAATCTGCCGTTTCTTTCTGCGCTGAAAGAATTGCAGCAGGCTGCGCTTTATCCAGCGGTTGGAATTCTTCCACCGCTTCGGGTTCTGGCGAAAATTCAATCAGTTGTTCAAACATGCGCAGTCCCCGACTGCACTTCATAAATATCCATGAGACTGTGCTCCCATTTCAAACAATATATAGAACAAACGGTGCGGACGCAAGAATAAGGGGTGGTGTGTAAAGTTGGACACGTTTTTTGTGAAAATTTTTATATAGGGGGTGGGGGGTCGGCGTTTTGAAAGAGGGTGGGGGGTACCTACAAAACCTACGAAAGGTTGCGACGGGGGAAAAAGGGAGCGCTGAGGGCGTGGTATTGACGGGGAAATGGAAAAAATGGGCTGCGTAGGTCTGAAACACTGTTCTCCCCGCGCCGCCGAGAGGCTCATTTGTGTTTTGGGGGGTTGGGTGTCGACCAAAATAAGACGGCAAAAAAGCCCGTTTGCTATAATGTAATCACGTTGGAAGTCCAGCGCAACCCTTTCGGGACATTTGTCCCTTTTTTTCGGAGAGTACTATCATGATCAGCAACGCCATCAAGACCACGATCGTCAACGCCATCCTCGCTTGCGAAGCGAGCGACCGCGCATTCGACGCGCTGCGCGAGACCGTGCGCAAGGAAAAGCTTGACCGCGAGACCTTCGAGGGGCTTGCCCGCGAAGCGTGCAGCGTGCGCTACGACGTGCCGTTGATCGTCAAGAGCACGGGCAAGGTCGTGTTCGACTCGAGCGCGCCCAAGTACGAAACCGCGAAGAAGCGTGCGCAGCGCCTTGTGGCCGAGGTGTTCCCGAGCAGCAAGTCGACCGAGGACATCGAGATCCCTGCGGAACTGCTCGCGCTGGCCGCGAAGCTCGCCAAGGCAGCGAACGGGTACGAAGGTGCGCGGTCGCTGGCAGCGAAGGCGCTGGCCGCTGCGTTTGCGAAATGAGAATGATTCGCATTTCGAAATGAGATTGACTCTTATTTGCATCTTGGCGTCCCTGTCCGCGAGGGTGGGGACGCTGTTTCCGGGACACTTGTCCCACTTTTTTCACCAACCC